ATCTACTGCCGCAGGAGCTATTTATATTCAAGTCGCAAATAATGGAGCAGCTGCCGATTGGTATAAAGTAACTTCAACAGATGCCGATTAAAAAATAAAAACAGGAGGTAATGATGAAACACTGGAAAGAGTTCAGTCTTGCGTTACTCTTAGCGATACTTTCCTTTATCGGTGGAATGTATGTACAAGCAAGAGAATTTAATAATCTGATTCTGTCAAATAAGAATCTGATCGCACAAAGAGAAAACACAGAGCGGGCATTATCGAACGCAAATGAAGATTTAAAGAAAGCATTTCGACAGCTTGGATATAACATTCCAGAAACTGAAAAAGAGGTTAAGTAATGTACCCGTTTTGTGTTGTTTCCGATGTCGAAGGATATAACCAGCAAAGAAGTTCTTATTCCACTTCTACTCATCCCACACTTGTGGAAGTTAACGGATTTATGCTTAGAATTGCAAATGAAATCCGTTCCGTTGCCAACTCTTCCGGTTATGATATAGATAATTTCCACGAGACTTCTACGACCGTGGCATTAGCGATAACTACCACTTCTTTCGATGTTGCCTCTGCGACAGGACTTTCAGTTGGTAACATAATCAAGGTTGAAGGTTTTGCTTCGAGTGTTGTGGCATGGGAGTTTACTACTATCAAAACAATTGTAGGAACTACTGTTACGGTATCCGATACTTTAACTTACGATGCTGGAGCCAATATTTATCTTGTCAATGTTGCATTGGATATTTTGAGATATTTAAATGCAATCGGAGCAGCAGCACGGGCGGAGGAAAGTGCCTTCATGGGATCGGCTCCCAATAAATCCGATCATGCCGAAACTTTATGGGCGCAGTATTACGGATCTGAAGAATTTAAAAACGGCCTTTGGGCCATTGCTAACTTGCCAGGGTATTTAATCGGAGCTACGACTACAGATGACGCAGTTGAAAATCAAACGATCCAGAGTTATGGATCACAACACGAAACCGATTCAGATGTTGACGCAGTTTTTGAAAAGGATATGAACTTTTGATTGTCACAACCGAATGTAAAAATTTAGAACAGTGGTCAAGGGAAATGGATTCCTTTATTAATGATCTGGAATACAGCGCAATTCAGAGGGCTGCAAAGAACATTTATACTCATTTTAAAAAAGCCGAAGATGTTCTATTTCAAAGCGAAGGCGGAGCTGGTAAGCATGGACGTTGGCCTCCCCTTACAAAAAAGTACAAGAAATGGAAAGAGATTCATTTTCCGGGAAGAGGAATAATGGTAAGATCGGAGGCCTTGAGAAAGTCCTTAACGGGCGGTTCGGGAAAAATATTCTTTTCTTCAAAGACATCCGGAGGCTGGCAAATAACAATGGGATCGGACGTTAAGAGTAAGGGCGGGTTTGATTATCCATCACATCACCAAACTGAGGCAGCAAAAAAACGGCGTACTATTGACCCACCAGATTCTCTTTTAGATGGTTTTGCGAGATTAATTGAACGTGAAATAATAAGAAAGGCCAAAGTTTATAGAACTGCTTTTGACATAGCCAAAGAAAGACAAGCAACCTGGGGTTAATATGGGATTATTAGCTGGATATTCCTGGCATTCGAAATATACTGTAATTGCTCCTGCAACACAAGATATAGATAATTATGTTGCAGAAATTGATTTAACCTGGATAACGGACATGAGAGGTGATTTCGGGGATGTACGATTTACTAAAGAGGATGGTACGACATTACTATATTATAATCTTTATTCCTATACAGCAAGCACTTCGGCAATTTTTCACGTTAATGTTGGGAATGTCACGGCGGGCCAAAATGTTTTTATATGGATATATGCCGGAAATCCAGGTGCAACAAATGCAAGCGATCCTGATAATGTTTATGTATTTTACGATGGGTTCGATGATCAGAGCGTGGATGCTTCGAAATGGGATACAAGCGGTGATATAACCGAGGAGGCCGATGGACACCTTTTACTTCATCATACCGAAGGAGCCGCAGAACATTACTGTAAATCAGATGATACATGGTCTGCTCCAATGGAAATAATTGCTAAAATTTGGTGCGGTAGTGAAAATACTTATAGGTGGTCTGCCTTTGGATTTGAGGATGCTTCTGGTAACTACATACACGTGAGGGGCGATCAAACGGTTATATTTAAATTTAACATTTACAATCAATATCATGTACACGATGATGACCATGATGATTATGAAACAAAAACGTACTACGAAATGCGTATCGAATGGTGGGACGATATGGTGAAGTTCTACATCGATGGAAGTCTGGTTTCGACTTGTTCAGATGCCGACGTCCCTGACGGGCCTTTGAACATCTATTTCGGCGGCGATGACTACACCTATCAGAGAGAATTCAGAGAGCGTGTTGATTATGTGATGTTACTTCCACTTTCGGGTGATCCTGATGACCTTCCAGGCGGTGAACAAGGTGACTGGTTGCCGATAAGGGTGTGGAGAACTCATCGTTTTGCCTATGAAGAAACGCCCTCTACATGGGGAACTCCTGTTGCTCCAGGTGAATATGATGAAGTAAAATTGATTTCTTTGAGACCATTAATTGATGAATCTGAAATGATTCCAGATCCGTCGGCTGGTTATGCTTGGATTATGAATATGAAACGTGGTAGAAGATTTGTAAATCCTAATATTGTGATACCATTTAGGTGGTCTGGCCGGTTCTGGTCGATGATCACTCATCTCATGGGAACGGATTCTATCACCGGAAGCGGGCCATATATACATACAATTACTCAAGTTGACTCAATAGATGGATCGGATTTGTTTGGAACCTTAACTGCAATTTTGGGACTTAATACAGCACAGTTCTTATTTGAATGGCCTTCACTTAAAATTCATAGAATTATCATTGAGGGGCCTGATAATGTGGGTTACATGAGAATGACAGTTAGAACCATAGGAGACGATTTTCATATAGGGACGGATTGTACAACCGTGGTCAGTGACATGGAATCTGTGACTCATATTCAGTTAGATTCTGCTTTACCTTCAATAGTGCCTTTTCAGAATGTCCGGTTCAGAATAAATGATGAAAGTAGGGACGCTTTAGATTCAGATGATATAGTCCCCATTAAGAAATTGAGAATCGAATTTGGGAGACCACTTCAAAGGACATGGAAATCAAGGGCCGGATATACTCACGAATGGGAAACATCGGAACCCATTGAGAATGGTCTTTCGAGACATTTGGTAGAAGTGACTTTCGGGGATATTGCAAACCTGACAAATCTTGAAAATGTTCAGGATGGAACTTTTAAGAAAGCGGATTTGTTTTGGTCTTACAGTGGGGATCATGATATTAAATTTGAGTTTCCAAGTTTGGTACCTGAAATACCTGAAGTTATCGGAGCAAGGGGACGTATTCCACAACATTTGAGATTCAGACCAAAAGAGGCGGCCTCAAATCCTTCGGGTATGGCTTTTAACCGGTGGCAAATAACTATGAGGGATGATTATTCATCAGCATATAACTAATGGCACAAACAGGAAAATATATAGAGCCGATTATAGCGCAAATGGCAAGCCTTTTGGATTCCGGAATGGCTGCAAAGCTTGACGCTATTGACACAGAAATGAATGACACAATTACTCTTGCGGATGTTGAAGCGATTTATCAGGGGCAGGTTTTTGTAACAACGGATCAAGTTGCAATTGTGATTTATCCCATATCATCAGAGGGCGGTGACAGTACCAGTCAACCCGAATCTTTTTATACGACTTACCAGGTTGCGGTTTATATAATAATTACCTGTGCAGACCAGGTTGATATGTGGAAAAGATTATGGAGGTATCAGAGAGCAATTCTGGAAGTTTTAAAAGCCGATGATTCACTTTCAAGTCAGGTTGATATTTGTGAATTTGCAGGATTTGTTTATGATAATCCCTGGAGAGCAAGAACAGAAAATTCATACACCGATGCTGTGGGTGTACTTTTTAATATACAACATGAGGAGACAATAGCATGAAAATAGGAATTGCAAAATTTAATGCTGGAATAAGAACTAATAAACCTCTTTATCCTCCCGTTGATGGGGGAAAAAATGTGATCGAAAAAGGACGGGAATATCTTGTTCCCGATGATTATAATTTTTCACATAAGGGGGCGATATTTTCAGAAAAGAAAAAAATAAAGGAGAAATAAATGTCTATAACAGGTAGAAGTTTAATCGTTGCACTTGAAGAGTCTCCGTCTACATGGGGGACTGAAGTTGCACCTGGAATCAATGACGAAATAAAAGTTGAATCTATAAGTCCTTTAACAGCGGTTCATGATGTCGTTCCCGATCCGAGTGCGGGATATGCCTGGCTTAAAAATGTCGAAAATTGCCGTGAGAACGTGGGACCTGAATTAAAAATTCCTTTTAGATATGATGGACGTTTCTGGACTTTGATATCTCAATTGTGGGGAGTAGATAATAAGACAGGGTCGGAAGATCCATACACACATACGATAGCGGTTTTGGAAGCGATTGACGGCTCAGATTTGTTTGGTACAATTGCAGCCGAATTAGGAGACTCTCTTATTTTTGAATGGGAATCTGTCAAACCTACAGGAATTACTTTAAGTGGACCGGATGGGAATGGTTACATGAGTCTTGTTGTTAGAACGATAGCCAATCATCTTAATCTTGGAAGCGATGCTACTACAGATGGGGATGATTTCGATGCTGTAACCCACATGAGTCTTGATTCAGCTTTACCGCCAATCGTTCCTTTCGGAAATCTTGCTTTTAGGCTCAATGCGGATGCCGGAGCCTTGGATGCAGCCGATACAATCCCGATCAAGAATTTCAATTTTGTCTTTAACAGAAACTTTGACAGAGAATGGGCTTCTCAGGGAGCGGCAGCAAGCGAATGGCACACAGACGAACCCATAGAAGACGGCGTTTCAACTGATTCGATTCTAACTGTAGAACTCGGAGACATTGCAGCATTGAGTCACTTGGAAAGATTTCAGGATGAGGCCGGATTGGTAAAAGCCGATGTAACTTTCACTTACGATGCAACCCATTCAATAAA